ACATTTGCCTTTATGAACTTGTTGTCGGTGATGTTTACTTTTGCAAACTCACTAGGCATTTTTTGATTGAATGCTTTTTGTGTAGCTTCTTCTACAGTTGCACCATCAAAAATTTCTTCAAACTCAGCTGATAATTCTAAACTAGATTTTTTAATAACTTTAAACATTTAAAATTATATTTCTGCTATATCCAGAGTAATCTCTTTTAAGATCATTTCTTTGTTCTAATTTTTCAATTAAAACACTAACTGAATTTTTACTCTTGTAACCCATCTCATTAGCCATTTCTAAAAATGTTGGCATATATCCATGTTTTGTACTATATATTTTTATATATTGCAATAGCTTCAGCATTTTGGGTGTCATTGGTCGTTTACCTCTTTGTTTTGTTTTCATTTACAACTAACCTCCTTAACAACTCTGTATAGCCATTGATGTCGTCAAAGCTATCTTTTTTGTAGTCTTTTGATTGCATAATTCTCCAACATTTTAAAAAAATCATAAATAAACCAAAGAACTTTAAAGGTACTTTAACTGGTTTATTATTATGAACTGATAAATATTTCTCCATCATTCCACCCATGACAAAAGCAGTATGGTCAAAATGTCCATAATCTCCTTCTTTTTCATGTAATAACTTTTCTAAATTATTTATAAACTTTATATTATCTGACATAATTCCCTTTACTATCTTTGCAATAATGAGCTATTACATTTTTATTTTTATATTTAGTTAGCATCCAAACTTGTCCATTTCCCTCTTTATAATTTAGGTTCTCAATATACTTAACACTTTCGTTATACATTTTTTCACAAGTGATAGGTTGATCTGAATAATTAAAAGGTATCTTTTGATAACTCAAATTCCCATCACTTGCATATATAACTAAAATTAAAAAAACTACTTTCAATTAGAAAGGAATTTCTTTGCTTTGAGGTTTAGCTTGTTTAGGTCTAGGTTCATTCTTATAACCAGATAAAATATTACCTGATTCGTTTATCCAACCGATTAAACCTTTATGTCCACCAGCTTCAGAGTAATTCATTTCGCCAGTAAACTTGTCATCACCTTTGAATAAAACTCCTACCTGAGCAAACACCTTAACAAACTTAGTGTTACCATCTTTTGATGAACCTTTGACACCAAGTATTGTTCCTTTGTTGCCATTATCTAAATTTACATTTCCTGAGAAATCAATTTTGATGGCTTTTTCGTTGTTGGCATCATAAGGAAATAGAACCCAATCCTTTTGCTTACCACTACCATTGTCTGACATTTTGTCCTCCATTTTTTTTTATTGATTGTTGTTGTGATTCAAAATCTTTTTCTATTGAATCATTTTCTTTTTTCCAATCGGAATACAAAGCGGTCAACTTGGTTTCTGTCGTTTGCTTTTTAATTGTATCTTTAATTGAAACTTGTTGAGTAGATCCCTTTTGATTGTTTAAGGCATTTACTAATTCTTCTGCACTAGCATACTCTGAACCTGATAATCCAAATGCTGCTAAACATCTTCCTAAAGATGAACTACTACAATTTTCCATAGCACTTGTTTTATTTATAAAGTTAGCATTTCTATGTTCTTCTGCATGACCAACAGCATAAATAGTATCAGAAATATATAATTCGGTTTTAACGACAACTCTGTCATTATCATGGAATAATATTTCTTCATTAAATCTAGCTTCTGGAAAGTATTGTAAAAGATGTCTATGTCTTTCATTAACTGTAGAATATTTTTTACCTTTAATATTAACAGTTGGAATTTTATTGGCACTTGTTAAACATTCCTTTCTTCTTTCCTTAAAACCGCCTTTACTTTTTTCTTCTGTTACTGCTACTGTTTTCTTGGTTGTCATTTTTTCCTTCCTTTAGTTTTTGGTTTTCTTTTATTTGTTCTATATCTTTTAAAGCCTTTAATTCTAAATAGCTTTTATTCTTAGCAATCATGTTTTCTTTTAGCTCTAATAAATCTATTTTCTTTTTAAGCTGTGATATTTCTTCATCTCTTAAATGGAGTTGCTCAATATGTTTCTTTTCATTATGCTCATAAGCTCTAATTTTAGTTTGCATTTTTGCAAGTTCCATCATTACCTGGTCTGTCATTTTTTCCCTTTCATTACTTCTTCAAATGTTAATTTATGAACAATTAAATCTTGTACTGCTTGACCAACTATAGCTCCTATGTCCATGTTAAGATTACCAAATAAAGATTTTCTTTGTTCTGCTGTTAAGACGATATAATCATTAAACCAAATATCCATACTCTTAGATAATTGGCTTGGACTTAAATGATCTGCTGTAAAAGCTCCACCTTCTTCTTTTTTTGTCCACTCTTTCCCAATTGTTTTCATAGATTCCTTTTATTAATTAATACAAAAATAGTCAATAAATTATACAAATTATATTCAATTTGAGAGTTCATTATCAAATATTATTGTAGCATTAAAACTAAATGAAATTCTTTCCTTATCTTCATCATCTGTATTATATGGGTAAACTACATGAGAAAGAGAATTTGGAAATAATATCCAATCCCTAACCTCAGGCATAACTCTATAAGAATTATTGTTAAACATATTTTCTGATCCTTCTATAAACTCTGTTTGACCTGAGAAATCATTATGTTCTTTTGCGTTAGTTGTTGAAATCATTTTAGGTATTTGTAAATAACCAACGCAGCTTAAATGATAATTACCATGCACATATTCAGTATGAGTATGAGTAGGTTGAAAATCGCCAGGTTTACTAATTACATACCAAGCTGAATTAATTAGAATAGATTTAATTTTATGGTCTATATGATTTTTGACATAAGTATTAATAATTGGATCAAAAAACTTTTGTTTCCATTTAAGCATAATCTCTGGTGATATTAGATACTCTGAATCTACATGACCGACCAACTTTTTAGACCAATCATGGTTCTTTTGTTTCTCTTTATCTTCTCTTATTTGTTTTAAATCATCTTGAAAGTCTTTCATTAATCCTAATGGCATAACCGCTTTAGCAACTGTTGAACCAAAAGGTTTAAATAATTTAAAATTGATCTTGTCTGACATTTTCCTCCATATTGGTTAGTTCTTTTATTAAAATTTTATAAGCTGGTGGTCTATTGGGATAACCAAAATCTGTTAATCTTTCTGGTATATCTTCCTTAAATAAAAATGAACCCATAATACTAAAATTAAAATCCTTATCATTATCTTTAATAATTAAAATATATTTACCTTTCTTTTCTCCAGGTCTTATCAGTAAAAAATTGTATTCTTTTTTATCTTGGGTTCTTATCTCTATGTTATTTTGAAAGTCTGAGTCTGAATAGAATTGTTTATCATCACTATAAGAACCATTATAAAAGCTATTAGTTGCCTTTGCATAAGCAACCTCTCCTAAAGCTCCTAATATGCCATCAGTTAGTTGTGATTTAATTCCTTTGGTGTAACCATAAGAAAAGCCTTTACCCATTCTAAGGTTGCCTATGTACCTCTTAGATGCAATATTTAAGGCTAGTTCAACTTCGTTGGCTTCTAACTTAACTTTTATCATTCTTTGATCCTTTTATTAGTTGTTTTAATATGGTTGTTGAAGGGTTAAAATCGTAATCACTAAAAGAGCAGCTTGATAGCAATATAAATATTATTAAGTATTTCATTTCTTTTTAATAAATCTTTCTTCTTCTTTTATCTGCTTATCCACTTGTTTAAAGCTCTTACCATTATTAACATGGTCATACCAACATTCTATACAGTAATCTTTTGTTCCCTCTATAACATCTGCTGGATCTTTGCATTTAATACAGACCTTATAATCTCCATAAATATTTGTTTTATTCATTCTTTCCAATCTTTTTCAATTTCATAAGTTAATTCTCTGTCAAATTTTAACTCTTTTAAAAAAGGTTTAATAATATTCCAATCCTCAATACTTGGATAAGAAAAAGAATTATCTTTTCTAAACCAATGCTCAATTTTAGTTTTAGGAATATCAGTATTATTTGATAATTTTTTTATAGACGTTTGAGATTTTAAATACTCAATAAACTCTAATTTATTTGGAAGATTAGGTCTTTCCATAAAAGGTCTATCGTATTGGTCTATTAATTCTGGATTATTTTTTAAGTATTCCATAGCTACATCAGTAGATAAAGTTATTTGAACTCTTGAATTACTACTTCTATTAACTTTTCCTTTTAATATTTTAGCAGCATAAATCATACTATCTTCATTTATATCCATTGATGTCGGAGTCCGATACATTTTCTGCTTCAATGATTGCTTTTCCAAGTTCTCTTGCGATTTGTGGAACGATTGAGTTTCCAAGAGCTTTGATTCTGTTAGCTCTATTTTTGTCCAATTCATAGGATACCCCATTAGGAACTCCACAAAGGTCGGATTGAGTTTGCCACCAGGTTTTATTTTCTGCTGTTGAATCATATTCCCTATTACTGAAGTCCGATTTTTTTGACTCTGAGGAAATGTTAGATTCTTTGCATCGTTGGTTGTTGGTGTATTGTAAATTTTGTTTTTCTCTAAATATATTATCGCATCTGACAGTTTTGCTCCAAATGTCATTTGAGGATTGTTTTTCTTTCGTAGAATAAAACCCCCAGATTTCGTTTGCTCCACTCTCTCCGATTGCTCCCCACCTTCTTCGCATCCTACTGTCGGAGTTGGGTACATCTTCACCGCTAATGGTAGAGGTGTTCCCCCTTGCTTGTAT